GTTCACCGACGACCACATGGGCGACATCAACGCCGCAGCCGACTACCTCGAATCGAAGGTGAACTCATGAGTATCGCAGCCATCGCGGTCAGCCTGACCCTCGCCTCGACATCGGTCGCCGGGCCCGGCTACTACGTCGGTGACGGCGACTACCTGGACACCGTTGGGTGGTCCGTCCAGTTCTACGACACGTACTCCCGCGACAAGCTCGCCTCGACCGTCCGCCTGACCGCCGCGGAGCTGAAGAAGAACACCGGCGTCGACATCGCGTACACCTCCACGATCAACAAGACGAGCGCCCAGTGCCCCGGCTACACGTCGACCGGGCGTCACCGTATCGTGATCCGCCTGGAGCCGTCCAACACCCGCTCCTACACGTACGCGTGCACCCTGGGCGACCTCCGCACCAGCGCATCGGTGCACATGTCCGGCGTCAACTGGACGAACAAGCTCCGGGCCGGCACGCACACCGCCTACCGCGAGAACGTCATCTCCCACGAGCTCGGCCACGCGGTAGGCCTCGGCCACCCGACGCCGTGCAACCTCACCGGCACCGACCCGCTGATGTGCGGCGACTACTGGGGCGGCTACTCAACCCCGTCGACCGCCATGAAGTACACACCGTACGACATCGCCGGACTCAAGAAGCTGGTGACCAACCGCCCATGATGCTCAAGCACGCACTTAGCGCCCAAGCCCTCGGACTCCACATTTTCCCCGTGGCGGCCGGGGCGAAGGTCCCTCACCGCATGGCCGGACAGTGGGGGGCGACGGCGACCAACGACTTCAATCAGGTCCTTCAGTTCTGGAGCCAGGTCGACCCGCAGGCGAACATCGGTGTCGCGTGCAAGCCGTCCCAGCTCCTGGTCGTCGACCTCGACCGGGCCAAGAAGGAGTTCGCGCTCCAGGGCACCGAGTGGGCGTATATGCACCAGGCGTACGGTCCGCTGGTTCACGGGGAGGAGCTCCTCGACGAGATGTGGTTCAAGTCGGACCACGCCGGGCATGCGGAACATCTGGAGACCTACACGGTTCGGACGGGCTCCGGCGGGGTACACCTCTACTACCGGTGGCCGGCGGCCTGGCCGAAGATCTCGCAGGCTTCACCCGTGAAGGGGCTGATCGACGTGAGGGGCAACGGAGGGGAGTGGGGCGGGTACGTATTGGCCGGCGGTTCAATAAACGAAGCCGGCCCGTATCAGGTGACCAACGATGCCGCCCTCGCCCTGCCGCCCGTCTGGATCCGTCAGCTCGTCGCCGAGAGGCCCGCCCAGCCGAAGATCGTCCGGCCGCAGGGTCTCCGCCAGCCAGGCGCCCTCTCGTGGTCGGGATTGGTCGCATCGGTGACCAACGCCGGGGAGGGCAACAGGAACAACGCCCTCCTGTGGGCCGCACGCTCGATGTACAGCGATGGCGCGCCCGAGAAGGAAGCCCAGGACGTTCTGGGCGCCGCAGCCCGTCAGGCGGGCCTGGGGGACTTCGAGATCGAGCGCACCATCAACTCCGCATACCGCGTTCAGGCGCAGAAAGAAGGCTGACGTGAAGGTCATCGCAGAGCTCGCCGGCACCATCGTAAAGGTCGGTGAGACCCGGACCGGCGTCCCGGTGAAAGTCGACTACATCTACGACCCGGAGGCCGACCCGCTGAGCATCACCGCGGTGTTCCACCACCTCGACTCGGAGAACGCCCCGGTCGTCTGGACGTTCTCCCGCGAGCTGCTCGATGCCGGCATCGACCGCTCCACGTGGACCGGTGAGGGCGACGTGAAGTTCCGGAGGCTCGGAGGCCCGCACGGCCGGCTGATCATGTCGCTCGACAACACCGAAGGCTACGCCGAGGTCGCCCTCACCTACCGGACCGTCCACGACTTCCTCGTCGCTACGTTCGAGGAAGTCAAGCTCGGTGAAGAGGAGATCGAAGGCCCGCTCGACGCCGAACTCGAAAGGATCCTCAACTCGTGAGTGAGCGACTGTACACCGAAGAGGAAGTCGCCCGGCTTCAGGAGTCCGAGGTGAAGATCGTCCTGGAGGGGCTGCTCCGGAACCTTCAGGATGTCCGGGCCCAGCGTGCGGCCGGAAGCCTGCCGGGGGTCCGCCAGGGCGAAATCTGGGGCTTGGACACCGCGATCAAGGCCGTCAGGCGGAGGCTCCGGTGAACTACTGGCTACAGCTCGCCTCCGAGACGCCCACCAGCACAACCGTGGGTAGCGGTGCCGGCGTCATCGCCATCGTGATCATCCTCCTCCTGTGCATGGGTGGCGGGAACAAGCCGAAGGGGGGCGGCAAGTGACCCGACCGACCAAGCAGGAGTGGGCCTTCCTCGTGGCTCAAGCTGTCGCCACACGGGGGGAGTGCTCCAGGCGGCAGGTCGGGGCGATTATCATCGACGCGAACGGCCGGATCGCCGGCGCCGGCTACAACGGCAGCTACCCCGGCGGCCCGAACTGCCTCAAGGGTGAATGCCCGCGGGGCGCCAGTGACGTCGAACCGGGGTCGAGCTACGACACCGGGCCCGGCACCTGTCACGCGGTCCACGCCGAGATGAACGCCCTTCTGGACGTCTCCGACCGGTCGAGGCTCAAGGGCTCCACGATGTACGTGACAACCGAGCCCTGCGGCGGCTGCCTCAAGATCTTGAAGAACACCGCCATCGAACGGGTCAGACACCCCGGCCAGGCATGACGAAGCCCCCCTCCGGTAATCCAGAGGGGGGCTTCTACCCATCCCGAAGGTTCCGAGGCACCGGCCCTTCTATCCCACCGCCCAGAGTAGCACGGGCCTGGTGTTATGGAGTGGGCCAGGTGTCGCCCTCGATGGTTCCGCGGTAGTAGCGGCGGGTTTGAACGTACTCAAACCCCTCCAGCTCTCCGTATTCGCTCTGCATGTAGGCGAGGATGGCATCAGCGCCCGCCTGGAGGGCCTGATGGGAGTACTCGCCATCGTCGGGCGCGTCGCCACGGATCGGTGCGTCGATGTAGGCGTCAACGTACGGCAGATCGTTACCGGTCAGGCTGAGCTCGTAGTGGACGGTTTCGGCTCCGGCTGGAATGCTCATGGCGCCCCCTTCTCAGGCTGTCGGCCAGGACGTGTCACTGACCCACGTGTCAGTGCTGGGGAAGTAGTGATTCCGGTGTGGCCCCCCGACGGTCCCTGTCGGCTCGTTCTCCATCCAGGTGACGATAGCCTCGGCTCCGACCTGGACTGCGTCATAGGCGGCCTGCCCCCCATCGGGCGCCCCGACCTGGATATTGTGACTGAACTCCACGTCACACTCGAAGTAGGGTGCGCCGGTGGGGTTCAGCGAGACGCTGTATCCCACCTTTGCGGCTCCTGTCGGATAAGTCATTCGACTCCTTCTGTGGTGATCGACTCGACCAGCTTACGGCAGGGGGAAGACAATGATCCTTCTGTGGGTGACCGTGGAGGTGGTGCCGGCTTCCGTCATGTGGACCACTCGGGCGAAATACGTGGCGCCCGGGGTGAGCCCCTCAATCATCGTCATGTTGCCCCAGCCCTGCTCCAGGGAGCCGCCCGTGGCGCCGTTGTCGGAGATGCCGAAGCCGGAGCGCGCTGACCTGACCAGGGCTCAGGCCGCGGAGGTGCCCAGGTATACCTCGTACGAGATGAAGATGCGGTTGCCAGCCGAGGCCTGAGTCCAGTTCCCCGCCACGCAAACAGCAGCTCGGCCCGTCCGTGACGCGGTGAACGTCACGTCGCACGGGCTCGTACCGGGAATGAACGCCGTTGAGGTGACGACCAGGTCGGTGGCATCCTCGTCCTCAACGGCGGCAGGCCACCACGCCGTGGTGATCTGGTCGCCGATTCCGATATCAGGCATGGGGTTCCTTACGTGAGGGGGATGACGGAAATGTCGCGGGCAGCGATGGATACCACGCCCGCGGCGACGGCTGCCGTGGAGCGGTGCACCATCTGGGCGTAGTAGTTCCGACCGGGCGTGAGTCCGGAGATCATCTTGAACGTACCGACGTACCGGTACTGAGAGACCGAAGCGGTCCCGATACCGGTGATCCCGTTGTTGAAGTCGGCAGCCTGAACGACCGGGCCGTCGGAGTTGTCGTTGTAGACGATGAACGTGACCACCGCGCGAGTGGTGACGGCGGTAGTTGTTCGGGTTCCGGCGCCCAGGGTGACGAGCACGCGCCCAGAGCTGGGCGCCACAAAGTTGACCCCCACTTCCGGCTGTCCGGCCGTGTAGGTCGTCGTCGTCGGGGACTGAGTCGTCCAATCCTGGTCGTACTGGGTGGGCGGGAGGTCGACTCCGTACGCCTGAGATCCTGCATTGATCGCCACGTGAAGCTCCTTACGGGAGGGGGATCGCCATGAGGGTGCGGAACGCGCAGTCAGCCGTGCCGGTGACCGGGGCGACCGTGTCGCGGAACCTCGACTGAAAGTAGTAGTAGACGCCGGGGGTCAGGCCGCCCACCACGGTGAAGTGCCCACCGTAACTGTAGTCGTCGGACGCGTCGGATGTGGCTGTGTTGGAGATCCCCCACTTGGCGTCATCCGTCTGGATGAGCGTCCCGTCGGCCGGGTCACCCTCCAGTACGCGGAAGGCCAGGAAGAACCGGTCAACAACCGTTGAGTTATTGCGTGGCCCCCCGGAGATACAGACGCCGATCTTGCCGGAGGTGGGCGCTAGGCAGCGGACAGCAACCTCCGGGTTGGTCGCGGCGACGTTCACCGTATAGGTGGCGGTGTTCCAGTTCGCGATGGTCGACTGGTCGTAGGCGAACTGCGCCCGCGGGAAGTCGACCGCCCGGAAGTTCGTGCCAGCCGACAACGGCTTGATCGAAGTCATCAGATTCCTCTCGTGGGCGTCTGCCATAGAACGATATCCGCTCCGCCGACGTGACGGGAAGCGGCGCCGTTGATACCGCGGATCACCTGGAGCCTCTGCGGACCGGTGTTGTCCTTGAAGTAGAAGTTGTCCAGGCGGGGCACCGTGGTGGTGAGCCGCATTCCGACACGCGAAGCCGACTGGTTCGCCGACGTCGAAATGCAGAGCGCCTGCTTACCGTTCCGGTAGACGATGATCACCGAACCGGAGCAGGTCGCCGACAGCGTGTCACCTGCGGCCAGGGTGAAGTCAGCGCCGCCGGAGTCGGGCGTCCAGGTGGTGGTAACGCCGGCCACAACGATGTTCAGCGTCGCTGTGGCGCCCACCGTGCCGCCCCACCAGATGTGGTTGTTCGCATCGGTGTAGCGGAAGACGAGAGCCGCCGTGCCGGACGCCCAGGACGACACCGTGACCTCGCAGTCGATGAACTCCGACGCCGCGGCGAGGGTTGCGATCGACGTGGCTGCCGCCGAGATATACGCCTGGTTCGAGTTGATGCCCCACGTTCCGGAGTTCTGCGTCCAAGCCTCGACATCCCCGCGGTCCGTGGACCCGAGGACGGTAGTCGAGTCGGCCCGGTTGAACGAGTCCCCTTGGTCGTTGGCGTTGTAGGCCGGCGCCTCGACGATCTTCGCGTTCCACGCCCACAGGACCACCGAGGCGGCCGGGGTGCCGTTCATGAAGACGTGCACGCGGGCCTGTGAGGCTCCGGCGGGCGCGGTGTGCGTGTTCTCGATGTACGTCCACTTACCGGCCGGAATGGACTGGAGGGTGGACGAGTAGCTGAGGAACGCGCCGGCTGCGTCGTACCAGGCGATACGAGGCCGGACGTCGGCGACCGCCGTAGCGCAGTACACCCACTCCGACGACTTGTAAGTCCAGTTCGGCTTGACACTCCCCACCCCGGTGAACGCGCACGCAGCGTAAGGGCTGCCGGTAACCCCGTCGGGGGTCAGCTTGAGGGAACCGACGGCCAGGGGGTCGTGCGGGTAGACGATCGTCTGGTCCCACACGGCCGCCGCGCCGTTCGCCGGTGACCAGGTGCTGATGCCCGTGGTGAACAGCGGGTTCGACGTCTGGAGGGTGCCCGTGCCGAGCACTCTCATCGTCTCTCCGTCGATGCGGATGTCGTACGGGAAGGCGGACGGGTCCTCGGAGAACGCCGGGGCGGCATTCCCGCCCGACCGGACTTCGACCTCGAACGTGGTGTCGTCGGTGTCGATGTCCGCGTACAGCGTCGAGCCGTCGGCGTCGAAGTGGTAGCCGCCGTCGTATTCGGCGACCTCGAACGACCTGGCGGGCAGCATGTTGAGGCTGATGTCGTGCTGGAAGCCGTCGAACCACTCCTCGTACCCGATGACAATCTGGCGGATGTCGTCGTGCGTCAGGAAGTCGGGGGTGTCGGTGATGTCGACCCGGTCGCCGACGTCGAGCCGGAGGACCTTCTCGGAGAGCGACGAGTTCGCGGCGAGACGCCGGTTCTCCAGGGCGAGCATCACCCGGGTATACCGCTCCTCGTCCAGGGTCCCCTTGTGAACTTCCCAGCCGGCGATGTCGACGCACTGCCCCTCATGGGCGAGGGAGTACGCCTGAGAGCCCTCGTACGGGCCTACGCCGTCCGGGGGCAGGTTCACCGACAGGTTGCCCTCTGTCTGCTGCGCACGCGCCGACCCAGCCCCTCCACGGGATGCGGTGAAGTCGTTGACGATGTACGCGTCATCAGCAACCGGCTCCAGGTTGCCGGACAGTTCGGCGTTCGAGTAGGACAGCTCGATGTGAGCCGGCTGATTCAGGAGGGTGCGCAGAGTGCGGTACTCCAAGCCGAAAGCGTCCAGAGGATCAACGAGAAACCCGCCGTCGGACACCGCAGCCGAGGACATGTCAGCGAACGGCGCGTCCGCCTCCTGGTAGCCCATGAATGCCGTCTGGGCGAGATCACCGACGAACCGGAACTCGACGTTCTCCTCGTCGGCGATGCGCTTCAGGCGGTTACCGGCGGTCTCGTAGTGGTAGCCGTTCAGGGCCGCCGGCCACGGAACCTTCTCGGCACCGTACAGCGCGATGTGACCGATGGCCGCGGTGGCCATCAGCCTCTCCTGGTTGACGTTGACCCGGAAGGTTTTGCCGACGGTCGCCGACAGGAACGGGGCCGTCCACGAGCCGAGGAGCGTACCGAACACGTCGTAAGCTTCCATGGCGACGTCGGCGTTACCGCCGTTCGCGGTGACCAGGAGACGCATGTGCATCTTCTCGTTGTTCGTGGTAATCGTCTGGTTGCCGGTGTCGTGGATCGGCGAACCGGAGTCGTCCTCCGTGTACCCGCGCACCCGCCAGGTGTTGGACAGCTCGTACGTCACCCTCCAGCGGCGCACCGAACCCGTTGTGTAGATCTCCAGGACGTCGGTCGAGTTGACCATGTTGTCCGGGGCGTACAGGATCCATCGCAGGTCGATGAACCCCGACGGCGCCCCGGTGACACGGCCACCGAACTTCGCGGTACCCATCTGCGGCAGGGGGAGCGACTCGTTGAAGCCGTCCTGGACGGCCTCCGGGTCGAGCTTCCCGTAGATCTGCATGCCCGGCTTGGACGGCAGGCCCGAGGCCATCTGGCCGGCGACATTACCGTCCTCCAGCGGCCAGTAGGCTGCCGGCTCCGCGAACCGCTCGAACGGCCCCGGGTCGAGAATGATGCCCTTCGTGTGGAGGCGCCGCATCGCCGAGAGCGACGAGGTCACCTGCTCCATGCGCTTCTGGACGCCGGCCGCGGTCACCGACGCCGTAACCCAGTTCCCTGTCGGATCCCACGCGATCGGCCACTCGGCAACCTCGCCGTGGAACCTGTAGCGGCGGTTGCTGATGACGGCGTTGTTCACCGCGACCCAGCGGTTGGAGTTCTCCGAGACGACGTAGGAGCCGTTCGTCTGCGTGGTGAAGTCGATGTCGCTGACGAGTGTGCCCGCGGTGTTGCGGAGCTCGAAGTTGTAGACGTCGCCGTTGATGCCGCGCTGACTCTCGCCGCCCACATGGCCGACACACAGCGCCCCACCCGTGTAGCCGATCGACGAGGTGCCGGCGTTGACCACCGGGTCACCGAGCTGCGTCCAGGGGCCCGAGATGCTGTCGGCGACATAGAACGTCGTGGTGTTGCCCGCGGCGCCGTTGTCCATGTCGACGGACACCCGGACCGTCTTCCTGGTCGACTGGGGGACGGCCACCGTGGACCGGGCGGAGGCAGCGGTGGGCGTCGGCGTCGTCCAGTTGAAGTTCAGCTTGCCGTCGCCGTCGAGCCAGAAGATCCACGACGAGCCGGCCAGCTCGGCTGTGGCGATACCGGCGAGCATCTGCTCATCCCGCCACGACCTCGGCTCCACGTCGATGCGGACGTCGATGTCACCGCTGATCGACATCGCGTCAGTCAGCGTGGTGCGCATGCAGTCACCGCACATCACGGTGCCCTCGATATTGACGTCACCTTGCAATCGAAGGGCTTTGGTGCCGAACGCCTTCGAAATGCGGTTCTGCGTGTTCCTCTGGAGGGATCCGAAGTACGGGCCGTCCTGGTTGCGGATCGAGAACCGGCCGTCGGTGTTGTTCAGGTTGTAGTACGCACGAGTAAAGTCAGATCGACCAGAGCTGCCCTGAAGGCCGCGGGTGATCCGGATCTTGTCCTCGTACAAGGCGTACGGAGTGATGTCCTCCCAGACGTCGTGCGTCGACAGGCGCCACTCCGCAAGCTGTGTCGAGGTCGCGACCGTCGGGCCGAGGTTCGACGCGATGTCCAGACGGTAGTACCGGTACTCGGCGCGGTTCTGCGTGACCTTGAACTCCTGCGTCTCCTGCCGGGTCGCGAACGACATGCCGGTACGCGTATCGAGGTTCGTGAAGTTGGTGCCGTCGTTGGAGCCCTTCAGCGTCCAGGTCATCGGGTCGCGTTCCTGCGCATCGGTGCACGACTTCAGCCGGTAGCGCTTCACCATCATGGGCGTGCCCAGGTCATACTGGACGTAACCCGAGTCGGCGAACGTCAGCCACTTCGTGAAGTACTTGCCGTCCGCGAGGTTCTCGGTGACTTCATTCGGGGCGTTCTCGCCGGACTCCGCAAAGGCGACCACTTTGTTGGTGATGTCGCCACGGAACCGGCTGGTGACCCGGCCGACCGAGTCGAACTGGAGGTCGTCGAGCTTCACGTCGATGTTGAAGGCGCCGTTGGTCGACGACCAGTCCTCGGTGTCGGCCTCCCGGTTGTCGATCAGGAAGCCCCAGCATGTGCCGTTGTCGACGGGGTTCGAGATGGTGAAGCTGTTCCCGGGCATGGCATCACCGGTGTTCACGATGTCGTTGACCCCCGCGGTACCCGGACCGTAGAAGGCACCGGTCATCCCGCGGTAGATCGTCAGACCGGTGTTCCCCGACGCGACGTCGAAGTCCTCGTTGCCCTGGTTGGTCGTCGAGGTGTTCGTTGTGCCGTCACGCCAGGCGCCCACGAAGAACGCCACCGCGTCACGCGGGGCGTCGAGGGTCCGGCCGACGAGCGTCGCCGACGCCGCCGCTTCGGTGTGGTCGAAGGACAGCACATCGTGGGCGCCGACGAAGCTGATCACTGCGACGTTCACCGAGCTGGTCGCCGGGAAGCCGAAGCTCCAGTTCGCCGGCTCGCTCGCAGCGATCTTCTTCCAGAAGTTCGACTGGTTGCCGCCCGACACCGACACCGCCGGCGCCGTCTGCGTGCCCACCGGACCGTTCGACACCGCAATCAGAAGGTCCCCGTCGACCAGGTCGGTGTGCCGGGGAACGACGATCGTCGCCGATGACGTTCCCGACACGTTGGACACCACAGACGACTGCCTACGAGTGACCGTCACTTCACTTACCTCCCAGAACCTTCACGGGGTCGCCCCCGCGCTGGTGAATGGACTCCCGGAGCAGCTCCAGGAGAAGGTCGTCGGCGCGCCTGCCGGACGACTTGAGTACCAGCGTAGCCATACCGCCACCCTGATCGCGCAGAGCCGCACGAGTGGCGCCCGCGGGCTTGACCATCGAGCCCGGCGGCAGCTTCACCATCTCCGGCCCCTCTTCGCCGACGAGCGTCATCCTGTCGGAACCCGAACGGGCCGGGCCACCGGACGCCATGCCGACGACGCCGCCCTTCGCGAACTTCTTCGAGGCCCGCTCATCCCGGCTGCGGTAGATGGTGTACACGTAGGTGTTCGCCGTCCGGCCGTCGATCGAACGCAGCCGCCCAGACGCCTGGTTCAGCTTGTTGACCAGGTCGCTGATGTTCGCCTTGACCTTCGATGTGGCGCTGCGGCCCTGCTGCCTTGCGAGCATGCGCTTCGCTGCACCGATCTTGTCTTCCAGGTCGCGGATGTCGCCCTTGATCTGGGACTTCGACTTCCTGCGGTCCTGGTCGGCGAGAAGCTGCTTAGCGGTCTTGATCTTCTGTTCGAGGTCCTTGATGTCCGCCTCGATCTTCGCCTTCGTCTTCGCCTTGGTGGCGGTCTCCAGCTTCTTCTTCGCCTCGGCGAGGTCGGCGTTCCAGCCCTTCAGGTCCGCGCGGAGCTTCGCCTTCTCCTTCGGCGTCATCGCAGCCTTCAGGTCGGCCTTAGCTGCCTGGAGGTCGGCCTGCCACTGCATAAGGTCAACCTTGAGCTTGCGCTCCTTGTTGGCCTTATCCATGTTGTCGCCCCAGTTCATGGCCTCATCGCCCATGCCCCTGAGCTTGTTCACAACCCCGTCGCCGAACTTGTAGAACTCCTCCTTGGCGGCCTTGACCTTGTCGCCCAGGCCGGGCATCCACCCGAGGCCGATGGTCGCCGAGTCGAGGATCATCTTCATGGTCGACATCGCGGCCTGCGCCAGCGGAACGAGACCGTAGTTGATGATCGCACCGATGTTGAACAGCGCGATCCGCGCCATGCTGATCCAGACGTTCGCCAGGAAGTTGACGATGTCGATGATCGTGGTGATCAGGCCGAAGATCATCCTCAGGGCCATGGCAATCTCACCCGAGTGGTCACGGACCGTCCGGCCGAGCGCACCGAAGGAATCGCCCATGCCGCCCATCAGTGACTCGAACTCCGGGCCGAACGCCAGAAGCAGAGCGTTGAAGCCCTCCATCATCGGCTTGAACGCCCGCCTGCCGAACTCGATGATGCCCCTCGACACAGAGTCCAGGAACATCGTCATCGGGCCCTGAGACTGCCGCATAGCCTCCTTGAAGTGCGGCAGGAAGGTGTCGGCCATCTTGCCCAGAAGGGTGATGCCGTGCGTGATAACCGGCTCCATCGCCTTACCGGCCGACGCCCACGAGGACTTGACGTCGTCGACCATGCCCGACCACGCCTTCTTGACCACGGGCGCCTTCGAGGCGATAACCCCGGCCAGGCCGACGAACGCGCCACCGAAGGCCAGGGTCAGCGCACCGGCGAGACCCGCACCGATGAGGCCAGCAGCAGCCGCAACAACGGCAGCCAGGCCGGCGAACACCACGGGATTCTTCGCGGCGGTTTGGAACGCGTTACCCAGGGCCTGGCCGATACCGTCCGACATCAGGCCCTGAAGGCCGTGAAGGGGCGCCATCAACGCCTGGCGGAACCTGTTGCGGTCCACGTCCGGACGGACACGCACACGGATGCCACCGCCGCTCCCCATGTGGCCGGATACCCGGGTGAAGTCCCGGTCGAGGCTGCGCAGAGCCTGTCGGAGCTCACCGAACGACTGGTTGTTCATGCCGAACAGCCGCCCGCGGGCCACCACGTTATCGGCGTCCCGCATACTCCGGGCCAAGCGCTGGAATTCGTCGTCCGGAATCCGGCCGTGCAGCCGGTTTAGATCCTCGCCCATCTGCCTCAGCGAGTGATTCATCCGGTCGAAGTTCTGCCGGTTGTTCTGCCCGAACGTGCGGTCCATATCGTCGCCGAGACGGTTCATGGACTGGCGGACGCGCGCGAGAGCACCTTGCGTCTCATCGCGCGCGTTGACCGTGATGTTAATGCGGGAGGCCATTCCCTACTCCTCTTCTTCCTGAGGAGCCGCCTCCTCTTTAGCTGTTCCCCTGTGAATGATCTCCAGCATCCTCAAGAGGTCGGCCGGCTCGTCATAGATTGCTGTCGGCAGGCAATGGAACCTGTCGCACAGATTTATGATGAGCTCGGCATCCTCCAGCTCCTGAGGCTTCGTTACAACGCTTCCATCGTCACGGGTGCCCCCGGGAACTGCCCGCCACTCTGCGAGTCTTTTCCCAGATCCTCCGGCACCCCCACGATCGCGCCGATCCAGTCGTTGACGAGCTCCAGGACGACATTGATCTCCAGAGACTCAATGCCCTCCTTGTCGGACTCGACGGGGGTGCCATCCTCTTCTTCGAGGTTCCACGACACGATGTTCTTGACGACCACGTCGAGGATCGGGTCGATCGCCTTCGTGAAGTCCTCGTCGTCCATCAGCTTCATCAGGTCGCGGGTCTGGCCGAACTTCAGCCCCTTCATGCGGACGATGAAGCCCTCGTTCCCGGCGACATCCGCCAGGGTGTAAATCGTCGGGATCCTTCTGTAACCCATGTGCCTCTTCCTCTCAGAACCGGTCTTGGTAGTTCGTGTCGAACAGCCGGTAGCCCATCGCTTCGATCTCCCGCTGAACCTTCTCTGCGGCGATACGGAAGGCGTGGTAGCCCTTGAACCGCGTGGTGGCGTTCCTGGAGCCCACACCCTCAAGCCAGGGCCCGTACACCGGTCCAGAGTAGCCGCCATCGGTGACCTCTGTGCCGGAGTTCGAGACGCGGACGTTCGACTCGTAGAATCCGGTCGGGTGCCGGAAGCTCATGTGATAGATGTCCTTGATATCGGCCAGGGCCTTCTCGGCAGCGTTCTCCTCCAGCTCGTCGATGTAGTCGTCCATAATGGCCGACGAACGCATGTCGAACATAGGACCGTGCCGATGGACCCTGGTCGATACCCGGAGCATGACTTACGACCAGGTCGGAACGGTGCCGTCGGCCAGAACTGCCGGCGCCTGCCAGGTCAGCTCACCCGAGTCGGAACGCGTCAGGTTGTAGTCGGTGATCAGGCACTCGTTGGCGAGCGACTGAGACGCAACGGTGATCGAGACCGTACGCAGGACCGACGTCGAGGAGACCGTCTTCAGGACCGCGTGCGAAGACGTGGTCGCCGTCGGGTTGAACACGCCGTTCAGCGTGATCGAGAAGTCGGCCAGGAGCAGAAGACGCTCCATCGCGGACTTGTCGATGCCGGTGACGTCCTGGACGGCTCGCGGCGTCGCGAACTCGAAGTTGGTGATGTCGTTACGGATATCGCGGGGCGTGCCACCGCTGTCGTCGACCGACAGGGTGGACCACGCGAGACCGGACTGCTTGGCCATGGGTTATCCCTTCTCTATGGCTTCGGCGATTCGCGCCTGGTTCTCGGCGAACTCTTCGACCCAGAATTCAGGCTTCTTGTGGACTCTCGTCAGAATGCCGAGAGGGTTCCCCCGGTGATCCCCGCCCTTTACGCGGAAGACCTCCGGACGCTGTGTACGGATCCGGTGCTCCTGGAAACACGGCTGGTTCGCCGCGAACTCCAGGGTGACGAGCCCGTCCGTCTGGTCGATCACCTTGTAGGACCGCCCGGAATCGTGCTTGATGTACCGGCCCTGCTCCACGCCCAGCGGAGTCTGGAGATCGATCCTCATCCGCCAGCCGTTCAGGTACGAGGCGCACTCGACGTCCTCACAGGACGCCGGCACGGTGTGCGTCTCCGTCGGGGCGACGATCTGGAACGTCTGGTAGGCCGACGTGGGGAGGTTCGGTTCGATCCTCACAGGACCCTCGCAGCGTCGTTGCGGGTGAACGTAACGGCGAACGAGCACTGGGAGAACGTCCCCGTGGTGATCACCCGGACGTACCGCTCGACCGTCTGCGTCGCCGAGGCCGACTGGATCCGCTCGAAGGTGGGCGCCGCGGAAACCACGGTGAAAGCGCCACCGGTGATGTCGGCGAACGGGTCACCGACCGCGTTGTCCGACGACTCCTGGAGCTTGATCGTCACCGACGTGCCGGTGAAGCTGAACACCTGGAGGTACGCCTGGAAGCCGAACGATGAAGAGCCGACCAGGAGGTCGATGGACGTGCCGTTCGTGGCTGTGGTGTCCGAACGCTTACCAGGCGTCGCCTGGTAGCCCCAGTCGGCACCGAAGCCGTTCGACTGGGCGCTGACACCGAACGTCAGGGCTCCGTCGTCACCCCGCTGCGGGTCGTAGTTGAGCTGCTTGGCGACCATGGAGAACGCCTCGTTACCCAGGCCGGAGCCGCGCAGGTACATGAGCTGCGTGTCGGTGTACGGCAGACCCCTCAGGGCCTTGTGCTCGTTGTCGACCGGGCCGCCGACCGGGCCGGGGTTGAAGTACGTGGTGAACTCCGCGTTCGCGTCCCGCTGACCGAACATCCTCTCGTTTGCGAAGGCGGTGATCCCGGTGGAGGGGAGCGTCGCCCTGGGGGTCGAGATTGTGCCGATGGACGCGGTGTCCGCACCGATGTCGTAGCCACCGATGAAGAGCTGGTCGCCCAAGCCTGACTGCTTTGCCATGTTCCTGTCTCCTTATTCGGCCTGCGGCCAGGCGTCATTCACGATGATCGGGACGGTGATCGTGAGGACACGGAACACCTTGTTGTCGATGTTGATGTACCCCGACTGGGATTCCAGCGGGTGACCCTGCGTGATGCCCATCAGGTCGATGTACGCGGCATCCCCGGACAGCGTGAAGTCGCCCGAGTACGCCTCGAACAGCGCATCGCAGGCTTCCATGATGTTCGGGTCGATCATGTCCTGGGGGTTCTGGAGCATGTTCGAGTAGATGCGGACGTTGAACGTCACCCGGGCGGTCGTCGAGTGGAGACCCGACTGGGCGCGGGCCGGCTGAATCCTGTCGATCCACATAGCGCAGGTGAGCCCCCGCCCGGGACCGTTCTTCGGCTCGTGCTGGTTGACCCGGTCGAAGAACCCGAGGGTCATCGCGTGCGAGGCCAGGTCGTCCATGAGGGCCTTCGAGTTAATGGCCATCGGGCACCCTCTCCCACATCGGCACGGTACTCAGGTCGACGTCCAGCTCCAGGCGCGGGAGTGCCTCTCTGTCGGCGAGCGACGTGTGGAGCTCGATACGGTGATCGATGATGTGGTCGGGCTCGATGATGATCCGGTAGCCCTCATGCTCGATGATGATCCTCATCAGACGGCCCTCTTCCGGAACTTCCGCTTGTACCTGCGGGCGGCAGCCCTGCGGATGTCGGTGAGTCCACGGCCGGCGACCACTTCGGTACCCGACGAGTCACGCTCGGCTTCATCCGAGTAGACGCGGGCGCCGTACGCGGAGAACTCCTGCTCCAGGCGGGTGATCGCCTCGGCGCGGCACAGGTCACGGATCAAGTCCGGAACCGCCCACTTCGAGAGAGGCGCGTTGATCAGGTGCGTTGCAGCGGTCGTTCCGAGGGCGCCACGCTCGACGGCCAGGGTGCGGAACGCGTAGATGGGCGCCGCAGGGGAGTGGGTTGTCAGCGTGGAGCCGTCGTAGGCCCGCTTCACGGTGACGGTATTGCCGACGATGTCGACGATCTGCATGCGCTCCGAGTCGATGAGGATCGTCTCGGAAACGTGGAGCTGAGTGCCGTCGGCCACGTCGACTGTCTGGTCGTTCATCTTCGCCAGCATGTCGGTGCCGAGGACCTGACCGGTGGCAAGGGCAGAGCGCCCCGTGACGAGCATCCGCTCGGTGTCTACGAGGAGAACAGAGCCGACCCCGACCAGGGAGGCGTCGGACACGTCTACGGCCGTCTCAGAGGCGTCCAGAGCCTCGACGACAGTACCCGCGGGCTTCTGGTCGTCGGAGATACCCCACAGGCCGGTGATCGACACAGCATGCTGCCGGGTGTTGACGTTCGTGAAGACGGAGTTCGAACCGATGTTCGTCTCGATGTACGTGTACGGAGGACCCGAGTTGACGGGCTCCAGGAAGTAGTTGGCCGGAGGCATGACAACACCCCCCGCGGTGACGTTCGTCGCGGAGATCAGCTCGTTCTCGTCGAACCAGATGCGTCCGGCGGCAGCGTAGTTGCTGGACGGCCAATCAAAGTAGCGGGTCGCGAGTCGGGGAGCTACGCCATGCTTGTGTCGGTTGAGCCAGCCGTCGATGTCGTCTGACGCACTGGCGATGGCGCTGTCGACCTGCGCGAAGCGGTGGGCTGCCTCCTTGATGTCAAAGGCGTCCATAACCTCCTCACGCGTCGTGTAAAAGACGCGACCCATCTACCTTGTCCTTGCTTTCGGGGAACGTGAGGGGATCTAACCCTCGGATTCTGGGGGTGTATGAAGTTGTTGACCTTCGGTTCATACTACGCCCTCAGGCGTCCCGTGGATACTGCCAACCATCCCACGGGCAGAACAAGATCCCGTCGCCGGCGTCCTGAAGTGCGGTGAAGTCGTTCGGGCACTCGACCGGGACTTTGTTGAGCTCCTGCTCATCGAGCTCCCTGGCGTCCTGCATGATCCCCAAGAGCTGCTGCCATGCCATGTCATCCCCCCTTCGAGGCCGACCACGCGGAAATCCCCATGGACACCAGCGCCGTGAGGCCGGTGACCGGGAGTCCGTACTTCCACCGTTCCAGCGACCTGAGCCTCGACTCATGGTCGGGGACGGCGTTCATCTGTTCTTGCAGCCTGGTCAGAGCGATGAGCGTGACGCGATTCTGCTCCTCGATCCCATCGAGCTTGGCTACGATGCGGTCCTCGTTCACCTGCGGCCCCCACGGGTACACAAAGGGCATGGCTTCTCGTCCATGCCCTGGTACGAACCATGGTAGTACCAGGGATCTGCCTTCATAGTCCATACCGGAAGGCCGTTTGCGCCTTGGATCCATCGGGTCATTCACCCCGCCTCCATGAACGTCGCGGTAACCGCCCCCGAGCCGGCGACATCGGCATAAACCGACGCCCTCCAGTACCGGAAGGCGCCCCCCTTGAAGTCCATGGCCCGGGGCTGTGACCTGTCGACCGACACGCTGCCCATCGGCACCCACGCCGCACCATCCTGACTGGCCTCAACCGCAACAACGCCGGTCAAGCCACTCTTCGACGGGATGATCACACAGGTGACGATCGATTTAGCGGTCGCGAAGTCCACCGTGGCGCCCACACCGGTGGCTGCTCCGTTCAGCGAAACCTGAGCTGTCGTCGATGCCATCAGCCCCTCAGCTCCCGCCACAAGATCGAGATGTTCCAGAAGTGGCCGACGGCGCCGACGTCCTGTCTTATCACAACACCTTCACCTGGACGTACCAGGAAGGGGTTAAAGCCGGGCGGCGCATCAATCTGCTGGATCTCACCGATGGTGTCCTTCACCGTTCCTGGAGGGCTGTTGAAGAACGCGCCATCGATACCGGTGCACGTCGGGTTGTCGTAGCGGATCTGAGCCGCGGGGGAGAAGACCTTCGTGTCGAACGCACAGATCTCCGAGCTCGCCGCCAGCGTTCCACCCGTCGGCTGAGCGGTGATCCGATAGCCGCGGATCGGATACGCGGGAGCGGCGACCGTCGCCATGAACGACACAAAGAAGCCACCCAAACTCATCACCTTCCCGGAGGACACCGGGTTCCACAGGGAGACGAAGTTCTTGGGGCCCACCAGCGAGTCCTCCCGCTGACGGGAGAAGATGTACAGCGCAGTCGTGTGAGTTGTGGGCATCAGAGCATCCCGTCCACCACATAGATGTCGATCACGCCGGAGTTCGTGTCGCCGGCGTTCACCACCGTCGGCTGAAGGGTTCCGCCCTTGAGCCACCGACGGTATACGGTCGAGCCGGCCAGACCGGTAGCGGGAACGAAGTGCTGAGAGATGGCGTTCGAGAGGTTCGCCCCGATCGTGGCGCCCGCCCCGTTGTCGAACACCGAGATGCCCAGATTGTCCAGGCAGTCCAAGTCGTACAAGTCGTCCGGCTGAGTCAGGCCGACGCCCGGGGTGAACTCCACCGCGATGATCGTCCCGGTCTTCACGATGAACGTCGAACCGCTCACCGAGCCGGCAGCATCAGAAATCCACGTAGTCCGGTACTGAGTGATGCCGGACTTCATCTTCGTGGCGGTGGTGATGATAGCGCCCGCCATGTCTTCCTCCTTCCGAACGGATGAAAGGGCCGCCGCCCAGTGGACGAGCGACCCTTTCGGTGGGGCTGATCAGGCGGCGACGACAGCCGCGCCGTTGGTGAGCGGGATGTACGTGATGACCACGTCCACCGCGCCGTTGACCGCAGCCGCACCAACGATGTTCAGAACACCGGTAGTGGCGACGGCGGACAGGTCGACCCGACCCCCGCGGAGGAAGGAAGGGGCGGCCGTGGTGCCGCGGTCCAAGCCGACGACGGAGCCGACAACGGTGTCCGTTGTCCCCAGGTCGGTAGCGGTGACCAGGACGTTAGTGGAGCCGGCGGTCGGCACGTTGTTGACGGCAACGGTCCCGCCGTCGGTTGTGATCGAAGTGGTGACCTTGAGGTGGATCGAGGTGATGACAACCTCGCCCCCCGTGACCGTGAACGCCGGAAGCGTGGCCGCCGACAGGGCGAGGGCGGCCTTACGGACGCGGACACCATAGTTGATGTCGCGCTGCTGGGAGCCCTGGATGATGACAGACATCGTTCAGCCCCCTACGCCACGATGGACGACTTGAGGTTCGACGGCTTGCGCTGAACCAGAAGGTCATGGATGACGGCGACGAGCGTGCCCGCGGAAGCGGTGCCCACGACGCAGTTGTAGCCGTCGGCGAGCTGCTCCGCGCGGACGGTCACGACACCGGTGTCGTTGGTGGCGCCGCCCAGGGTGAAGACGTTGGCGGAAGTGGCGGCCGTGGCCGTCCAGGTACCACCGGTGTCAGGACCGACGTTGTAGGTGGAACCGAGGTTCTCCTGGCCGGCGGTCTGCGTGCCGACGTTCAGTGCGGCCGAAGAGGCGCCGCTGATGGTCTGCGTGAAGGTCAGCGTGGCCGTACCGGTACCCGGCTGGGCGTGGATGAAGGTCACGGCGGTGCCGGCGGTCAGCGGGACGCTGATACCGGAAGCCGTCTGGATCACGTTAAGGACGCGACCAAGTCCGGACTGAGACATGATTTCCTGCTTTCTGCCAGGGGTTTCAATGCCTGGCGGTAGAAACCCGGGGGAGGGGGTTTGGTGCCTCCCCCGGGGTCAGGCTACGGGCGGGTCGCCAGCTTGATGAACGGGCTGAGCGTCGGACCCGAGTTGCGGGGCGTGATCGCCGACTGGAGCCACGGACGACCATCCACACGGGAGACGAACTTGAAGCTCGTCTCGCCGTTCTGGAAGCGGTAGTGCGGGCTCGACTCGACGGTAAGCGCCTGGCGGTCACCGATGAGGTAGTAGCTGAAGTCGACGAAGTTGATGTCGCCGGCCGTGCCGAGGGTGTTGACCTTCTCGCTGATGACGACGGGGCGGCCGAGGATCGTGGCCGGGGGCCCACCGACACCGTTGTTCAGCCAGATCGGGCCACCGCCCGTGCCGACCGAGAGCGCCATGGTGGCGAGCTCCGGGAAGACGTCGGGGGAGACGACCCACACGGCCGAAGAGAGGGACTGGGGGAGCATGCGCGAGTACATCTTGACGATGTTCTCCCACACGATGGTGGCGGTCGCCTGGCCGGCCTCGGCCGCGACGGTGACGGCGGCGTCGGCGTTGAGGAAGCCCTTCGGCATGCCCGCACCGTTGCCGCGGATGAACGCGTCATCCTCGAACCAGGCGAGCGCCTCCGGGAAGGTGGAGCGGATGAACGCCTCGAACGAGACCGCGGAGTCGGAGATCAGCTCGTTGGGGACGTTCGCGAAGGCGGTCAGCTTCCACGCTTCGAGGGCGATGCGGCCGAACGTCGCGGCGACGTCGGTCATCGTCCCGGACTCGGGGGTCCAGTACGCCTGGATACCACCGAACACGTTGGACGCGTTGGACGTGGAGTCGACCGTCGGGTACAGCACCCGGGAGGTTTCCATCGGGACGATGCGCGCGCGGGGGCGAACAACGCCACGCTCCAGGGAGAGCTGAAGCAGCTCGGCACGGAACGCCTCAGGGACGAGGAAGCCACCACCGGCAGGCTCGCCGGAAGACGCCGCAGCGTTCCGGAGGGTCTGACGCTTGGCGTTGACCGCGTCGGTCCGGTCGGTGTTGTGCCAGATGGTGTTGAGGAAGCCGGCCATGTCGCCACCGAAGTCGGCGGCCTTCAGGGAGCTGCCGACGGCCTTGGCGTTGTAGACGGACTTGTCGCCGGTACGGGTGGCAGCGTCGACGCCGCCCTCCTTGAGGGCCTTCAGTCCGGCTTCGTTCTCGTTCTCGCGCAGGTACTCGGCGAGGACGCGCTGCGTCTCCTCCTTGACCTGGCGGCCGATGCTGTCATCGCTCTGGCCGACGCTCTTGGCGTACGCCTTGACGACGTCCGAGAACTGGCCTTCGGCCATGAGATTCTGGACCTTGGACTGGTCTCCGAGCAGCTCCTCAAGCTGTGCCGACTCGGTGGGGATCACGATCTTTGCCATTACTTCAGTCCCTCCTTAAGGGCACTCTTGAAGCCTGCGAAGTCCCAGGTAAAAGCCGGGGCCTCTTCGGTCTTCACTTCAGCCACGGTCTCTTCGACCTTGGCCTCGACCACCGGGGCGGTCTGGTTTTTGGGCGCCGGAGCGTTCTCGCGTCCAGCGTGGGCGAAGACAGACAGGTCGAACGGGTCGGTGACCTTCTTCGCCTGGCCTTCCACCTCGTCGATGAGACCCGCGGCGAGCGCTTCATCGGCGCTGTACCAGGTCTCGTCCTTCATGCGGTCCCGCCAGAAGTCGGCAGGCTGCCCGGTGCGGTCAGCGTACACGGACGCGATGATGTCGGACTGCTTGTCGAGCAGATCGGCCATCTTGCGCATCTCGCCGGCGTTGCCCATCGACATCGACCATCCGTCGTGGATCATCATCGTCGCCTTAGGCGCCATAACCAGATTGTCCGCAGCCATCGCGATCACCGAAGCAATCGAAGCGGCCAGGCCGTCGACCACGATGTTCACCTTCGCGGAGTGGTTCTTCAGAGACTGGTAGATCGCCAGGCCGTCGAAGATGTCACCACCCGGCGAATTCAGGTGAACGGTCAGCTCGTCCGAGTCGATCGTTGCGAGCGAGTCGGAGAAGTCCTTCGCCGAGTGGCCGAAGTAGCCGATCTCGTCGTAGATGAACACCTCGGGCGTCGAGCCGGCTTTGTTCTGGATGCGGAACCAGTCCGTCTGAGCGTTCTGGAGCCGTGCCAGGGGCCGCTTCAGGCGAGACTTGAGCTCGCTCGGATCCACGCTGTTCCACCCTTCAGGGATCAGATCTTCGGCGCCCAGTGCTCGGGCACGCTTCTTGATGTGCGCTTTCGCCGCCGCGGGATCGGAAGCCCGGCCGAACGCCTGAATGGCATTCTCCAGGTCTTCGCGGTCCGCGATGGGGAAAGATCCGTCGGGCAGAGCCTTGCCCTGCTCGGCGAGACGGGAGCGCTCGTCTGCGCTGTAGTCACGATTTTGCAGATCGGTCATTTCCTGCCTCCCTTGCAGGTGAGGGCTTCGACGGTTCTTGGTTCGGCTTAGGGGCGCCGCCGGACTGAGACTCACGCCCACCGCCAGGGGCCTCACGGCCGGCGTTATTAGGATCAACGGCGGGCGGGTTCATAGCCAGATTGTGGGCTTCCTCGGCCATGCGGAGCTTCGCCTCGTCCTGCTTCATGGGCGGCAGGCCGACAACCTCCAGGGCGGAATCCCAGTCGGCACCCGACTCGATGAGCATCTTGAGGGCCTGAGCCTTCGTGATGCGCTCAGCCGAATCGGCCTCACGGTCCTCGGGAACCGGGTCCTCGAAGTCGAGCTCCAAGCCCTTCGCGGTGTCACCGAACAGCGGAAGGAGCCCGGTGTTCAGGGCGTCCTTCAGGGTGTTCAGGCGGGGCCTCAGGAGGTACCGGCCGAACATCCGTTCCTGCGCATCAGCGGAAGCTTTGTTGACGTCCTCGACAGCACCGGTCATCGCCTTCGGGTAGCCGAAAGCTTCCAGGATGTCGGCACGACCGAGCTCCGCCAGTTCGGGGAACGCGATGTCCTTCATCGAGAACTTGCGCTCCACCCACTTGCCTTGCTCCAGGATGGCGACACGGTGGGCGTTCGCCACACCTTTGTGCTGCTCCTGCCAACGCATGGAAAGCTCACGGAACTCGTCGTCATCGAGGCGGTCCTCGATCTCGATGATTCCGCCCGGCTCGGCGCTGTTGAGGAAGAAGTTCTTGTTGTACTCGGATGCGAGGTGGCTGGCTTCCAGCTTGACGGCCAGGGCCTGCATGGGCGAGATCCCGCGGAACAAGTCCATCGGGTTGGGGTGGCGCCCCTGAATGACGATGTCCTTCGCGAGGGGCACCTCTTCACCGTCGGGCCCGCAGTACACGTAGCCGGCGACCCCGTTGTACTGGTCGGTGACGATCTTCACCCGGTCGGGGCGCATCGGCCACAGCTCGATAGGGCCGGCAGAGCGGATCGACCCGAAGGCCGCCACAATCCAGAACTCGCCCGTGGTGTCGTAGTGCTGAATCAGCGTCTGGCAAAACTCCATCCAGCCCATCAGGGGGTTCGGCTGCTTGAGAAGGTCGACGATCGCGTGCTTCGTGACCTCCTTGCGCTGCTCGACCTCGCGGTAGACGCGCCGGCCGTCCTGACGGGACCGGTAGAGATGCCAGTTGATCTGGGCGGTGGATTCGGCCAGGCGGGAAATCACGCCAAAAGCGGTCCCCACCAGGCCGTACTGCTCCATGCCGCGCTTCATCTTGTCCGCGGTCTGAGACGACCGTCCGGTGAAGACGTTGAAGACCTCACGGCCTCCACGGGGAGCCTGCGGTACGGGGGAGCGGTTGAGGAACGTAGCGGATACGTTACCGAAGACGCTCACTCACTACTCCTGTCTCGTTCGTAACTCCACTGGAGCACCCAGACGAGTACCCCGGCGACCAGAAAACCGGCCGGAGGGTACACGGAATACACCCCGTAAGAGATCAGCATAGCCCCTGCTACAGAAATCGCAAGAGTCAAGGCCTTGGCGGTCGCGTTTTTGAAGGTGGTCAGGGCCGTCTGCCTTCGATTCCTGGACTTCCTCCACCACTGTACCGGACGGGGCAGGGGCTTGAGATCATTCATGGGACGGGCTCCTAGTAGGCGATGGTGCGCACGCGGGGGCGGGCCTTCAGGTCGAGGTGGGCGACCATATAGCGCATCGCGTCCATCCCGTGGTCGTCTTCCTTGACGGGGTGCTCCTTCGGAGGCTTCCCGTTGTTCTGCGCCTGGACGTTACCGCGGTCCCAGATGTAGCCGACGACCTCGTCGAGCGTACAGGTGGGCTTCTTCTTGTCGGACAGCTCCTTGTCCCGCTCGATGATCGCGTCCTCGCACAAGTAGATGCGGGGCTTGCCGTCCACGTCGGACATCCTCATGCGGGTCTTGACCGCCTGAATGCCGTCCTCCACCGACTTCTTCGCCTGGACGGTCGACATGCCCAGCTCGCGCTGGAGGACGGCCCGGCCCTCCGCATCGTGGTCGCAGATGATCGCCCGGGGCCTCGGCTCGCGCCTCAGGTTCATCGCCTCCTTGATCTTGGGCGCCATCTCGTCGACCGCCGTCTTTGTGGAATACAGCTCCTTGTACAGGTAGAGCCGGCCATCCTCGTCAACCGCCCAGAACTGCACCACCATCGGGTTGGTGTACCCGAAGTCGACGGTGATGTAGCGCGTCCAACTGATGGGCGGCACCTTGATCGCCTTGTGAAGGTGCAGGTCAGGATTCCACTCCTCGTACACCAGACCCTCCGCAGCGCACCACACACCCTTCCTCAGGCGCATGTACCGCACGCCGGTCAGCGCATCGAGCTTGCCCATGTACGCGGCGCCCGACTTGGTGATCTCCCCGGTCTTCGGGTTGAACAGCGTGGGGTTGTCCTCATGCCGGCTGCGGATCATCTGCGTCTTCCCCTTGTCGCAGCGCACCTTCAGCCAGTGCGTCGGCACATCGGGGTTCGCGTCCGCCATCAACTGCTGGAACGACACCTTGCCGTTCCAGCAGTTGATGGCGGACGCGAAC